ACGCTTAGTTAAACCTTTCACAACGGAAGACATTGCATTCTCTTGTAATTCTGCTTGTGTCTCTAAGCGTAGTGAAGGCGGTTGTTGTGATACACCATTAATAAGGTTAGGAACAGAGTGACTGATTAAAGACATTATACAGACCTCGCGTATCCTGTACGATCAAGAACCCGATAAACGTCATAATTATCCATGATGTTATAATCTTCAGTATCAAGTTCAAAATCTTTTAATTGAAAATAAGCAGAAGCTTCGTCTTGCATAGTAAAGCTATGTAAAGCGTCTGAGCCTACTACACGATCTTGGAATACTCGTGCAGATTTTATAGCTATATAGCGCCTTGCTACTTCTGGTAATTCTGTGAAGTCTAGTTCGATTATCAAATCAAGCTTTACTGCTTCACCTATGTTGTATGTATGTTTTTGTTTGTCATACATTCGTGAGCCACGCTGAACTAAGTCCTTACTATTTGTGACCAGTGAAGCGTCAGCTCGTAATGTGTTTAGTGGGACAACAATCTCACCAGCAACAGTAGGGGAAACCTCTAATCGCTGTTCACGATTAAAATTCCATCCTTCTGCTTGTACCGACTTACTTATGTTTTCTAAGATTGTCTCAGCTAGTTCTGCATCGACCAAGCCAGATTGTAGGCTATTTACAGGGCTTTCCCCGATAGTCGATAACATGATATTAATTGCCTCTAACTTGGTAGTGGGTGTCATAATAGTTCCTATTAACGTCTTGATTTAGACCCAGAACATTTCCACCTCTTACGAGAAAGTCGTAAGGGAGAGTTAGGGTTTGAGGCTGCTTTCTTGTGGATCTTTAGCTGTGCAGCAGAACGAGCGCAGTAACTGTCGCCTTTACTAGTTCCTGGACGTACACGAGGGCCGCCATCTTTTGACTTGCCTGCTTGTCCATAACTTACACGTTTACCACTCGCTGTGATTTTAAGTTTAGCTTTACCTTTTCTTGGACTTGCCATACTTCCTCCAAAACAAAAAAAGGGCTACCCGAAGGTAACCCTTAAATTTAAGCTTAGGCTGAAACCAAAGCGATTGCACAAGCAGGACGTAGGACGTTGTGGCCCATTGCGTACTTAGCAACCATGATAGTGCCTTGACGATCAATCTGGTACTCAGACTCAACACCAAGATCTAGCAACTTAACAGTTGCAGCAGCATCTTGAGAGAAGATCAAACCTTTCACGCCAGAGAAGTCGCCAGTGTAAGCGCCAGAGCGAGAAGAAGTTAGAGGAGCAGGAGTTGCACCAGTAGAGCTTTCGTCAGTTCCTGGAATGTTGTTAGACATAAAGATGCTAACACCACCAACTTGAGGAACAACACCGCCAGATACAGAGCCAGCACCGCCAACGTCTTTGTTCAACCAAGTGGCAGAAGTAACGTCAGTAGCATTTAGCAAAGCGTAGTATTGAGCAGGTGGTAGTACACACACCTTATCGCCAGTCACGTCTTTGCTATCGAACTCTTCAAGAGCAGCATAGATAGAACGGACGATCTCAGCACCAACAGTAGCATCAGAGGCTACAGAGCCAATGGTTACGTTGCTGGTGTAAACTTCGTCAGCGAAAGAAGCGCCAAAAGCAGCAGCAGCTTCAGAAGCGTCATTGATCAAAGCAGCTTTAGCGATAACGCGAGAGATATTCTTATCGGCAGTGTTAGCCAATGCGTTACCAGCTTCTTTGGAGTAGATAGAACGTACATCGTAGTGGTTGATAGCTTCGTCAATAGAAGCAATGAACTGGCTAGAGATTAGCAAGTCATCAACAGTAACAGTACGCTCACCATGGTTGATCTTATCAGATTCGATAAGTTCACCTGGAGTGTGATATTTTGCAGAAGCAACGCCTGTCAGTGGGAACTGGGCAGACTTACCGCTAGCAATAGTACGGGTGCGGTGTAGGCCCATGAAGATATTCTTCTCTTCAAAAGCAGTAAGAACTTCACCAGCATATAATTTTAAGAATAACGCACGATCATCACCTGCGCCATTAACCTGACCCAGACGGGATACAGTTTGGTTTTGTGGAAATGCCATTTTAATTTACCTTTTAGTAATATTTAATTTGAGTTTGGGTTGTTCTACTCAGCTTAAACATCACATCCTTTTCGCTTGGGTTGTCTCCGCAGAGGCCAAAGGTAATCATTCTGTAATAGTATTTGCTTCGTATATAAAAAAGACCCCCCGAAGGGGGGCCTAAAAAAGACATAAAACTTTAGAACACGTTAGAGCGTGACAATTTCTGTGCTACGCTCTGTCGGTAGGCAGGATCGTTTTGGTATCTTGGATCACGCATTGCTGCTGTCAGTTCCGCAGCACTATTAAACGAACCGCCTGAGTTTCCTGTAGTCTCACCTTGAATAAGTTGAGGCTCGGTTCCAACTTCAGAGCGATACCTTGCTGCCAATCCATTTACTGCCATGTTCACCATGCTCATATCTCCAGAGTCCATGGCTTTGTTGAACGCATCTATCTCAGCAGGTGGTAAGCTGTCGCCTGCCCACTCAATCATTTGATAGTATTGTTCTTCTCCACCGACACTTGAGAACACCTGAGCGTTTATGTCATTTGCCAACGACTGCTGGCCTGCAATCCAAGAGTCTACTAATTGCTGGGGGAACCCTGCTTCTTCAAGCTGTTTATAAGATTCCTCACCAATGCCGCCATTAGTAGCGTACTCGGCTTGTAGTGTGTCGAAGTCTACTCCAGCCTTATCCAAAACCTTAGCAACCTCGGATGCCTCTGTGTTTTGGGGGTCTGGTGTTTCTTCTACTTCTTGTTCCGCATTTGAGTCTGACTTGCCACCCATTTTCTTTTCTAATTCTGAGTAGGCTTTAGCCATATCTTCAGCGGAGTTAAATTTTTCTGGTAACCATTCAGGACGATCACCATTAGCACCCTGCTCCAACTGATCAGCCTTAGCTAACATAGCTTCTTCATGCTGCTTTTGCTCGTCAGAAGGAGTGGGTTCTTGATGTGTGTTTAAAGTTTCTGCCATTTTTTAATTACTCTTGTTGAGCTGCTGCATCTGCTACGGCTCTCGCCATTTCAGGTGCTGCTTTACTAGCCATGTCGCCAACCATTTGCTGACCCATCATCTGCTGTTGGGCCATCTGTGCTTGTTGTGCTTCCATAGCTTTCTGTTCTTCGGACTTAATTAGTCCACGAGTATCAATACCTAGAGATGCACCAACACGATCAATGTAATCACTGACGTTTAGTTCACTAGCTATAACTTCTGGACCAAGTGGCTGGATATACTGAAGTAACTGTCCAAGTTTGTTCAGATCCTGGCCACGGCCAAGGGCCTCAATACCTGTTACAATAGTAGGCTTGACTGTATCTTTAGGAAGCTTAGGCATTTTACCTTGTGCTTCTAGTCTGCCGATAACCAATTTAACTAAGGGCATTTGGAACTCTTGAGATAGGATGGAGTATACACCACCTAAAGCAGTCTCTAGTTCTTGGGCCATATAACGTACTTCCTCAGCCGTTACTCGTTCAGCTTTACGTTGAATGCTAGAGTTAAGTAAGAAAGCAAAGCTTAGTCGCTCAGTAATCGTATTTGCAGATTCAAAAGCAACTCGGAAGTCGCCAGCCTTGTTTACTTGTAGTGTACTTACATCGTTTGCATCACCATTAACTATTGCACCATTAGGTGATTGAGCTAGTGACTTAGCTTTTGTCGTACCATTAGGGCGAACCATGAATAATACTTTAGCAGATGCAGCACTACCTTCGACAATAGCTTGGGTAAGAGCTTCTAGTGATCTGATGTCTCCAATATACTCTTCGACAAAGCCTCGTCCGTAATCCTCACCATCTACTCGGCAGAACCGAAGGGGGATATAGGGGCAACGATCTTCTTGGAATGTACCTTCACTTCCAGGAATAGCTATACCTTGGATTTCTTGGTATACTTCCCACTTGTTACCTTTACGTTTAACACAGGTATAAAGATCGTAGTCTTTTGTGTTACGATCTACTGGGTCAGTTAGTAATGCACGAGTAGATTCGGGAAGCATTAAAGGGGATATGCTTTCCTTGGTTAAAATTTCTAGGACATTACCCATAGCATCACGTTTCACAACGTAGCGATCTAGGCGAAATACTTTCATGCCGCCTGTTTTGGGCATATAGACTAATGCGTTTCCTGCAACGATTAATTGCTTTAGTGCTTCAAACACAGGGACACGCACAGCAGATCCTTCAATCTCTGCTAGTCCTGCACGTTCAATACGAGCTAAAGCTTCTTCAACAGCTCCTCGCTGACTATCCCCAGCTATCTGAGCTAGGTCATAATCATCAATCATTAATCGAAAGAATGGCGAGTTAGGGGGCAACAAAGTAAGTAAGAACTTAGCTGCCAAGTTATTCACACCTCTCGATCCTACGGATTGGTAAGGAGTCGAAAAGTCTGAGCTACTTGAATGTCCCTCTGGGGGAAGTAAAGCAGGGATGGTAAGCTCTGCTGCATCCCTAGCTCGTTGCAGAAAGGCCGACTTAGCTGTCTCCAACTGTGCGTAGCGTTTCGCCACACTGCCGTTACTTTCAATCATTTATAAACCTATTTGGTTGGGATGTTTAAACCAGAAGCTTTGCTATTTGTATTAGCTGAGTCGTAGGTGCGGTTGATACGCAAGCCACGCTTACCTCTACGCTTCTTCATTGAACTCTCGGATGATTTCTCGTCATCATATCCTGCGGCTTGGAACTCTGGTGTAGCAGAAGTCACAGGTGCGCTTTGCGCTGGTGTAGTAGTATTGCCACTACCGCCTCCAAAACACATATTAATTCTCCTCTTGGGCCTCCTCCAATAATCTCTTACAGTGAGCAATTACGCTTTGCTGGCCTTGGAGAAAGGCTAATTCATCTTGAGTGATATAATCTACTGGCAGTACATTCGGGAAACACTCTTCCAAATGCTTAACAATTTTTGAGTTAATACCACTGCCTTGAAATAATACTTTCATAATAAGAACACCTCTTGTGTTCGATAGTGCAACTTTAGAATAAGCCTATTTTTATTTATGTGCTTGATTAATAATGTACTCTGCTGTTTCCAGAGCAGTTACAGAATTAAGTGTACCTTTGGTCAAAAGAATACCTGCTATAATTGCAGTTAAATCACCTTTGTTCATTGGTGCAGCTTCTTCTACTTTTTTCACTACAGTTTTCTTTGTCTTTGGTTCTGCCATCTTAGTCTTCCCATACTGTACCACGTTGGTACATTTGCATTGCTGTATTGAAATCACACCCAAACGAGCGCATGATTTCCTCAAAGTTTTCTATGAACATCATCTTGTTTTGGCTCTGCTTCTGTGTCTTCAGAACCATCATACTTGCAGGTTTCTTCCTGCTTATCTTTCTTTTTAAATACTGCATCCCAGTTATCAGCATACTTCTCAGAAGTTACTCTACTTTTAATAGGATGCCCTGTGATACAATTTGTAGCTGTCATAGTATCTCCTAATGTATTTGTGGATCACATTATCTAAAACATGACCCACAAGTTTACGGGTAATTAAGTCGTTAATGCTTCCCATGAATGAGGAAACAAAGGTTCAATAATCTCACCAACGTGTAGGGCAAGCTCTTGGATTTCCACCTGTGCACTGCTATCGGATCGTTGCTTACACATACGAGCGAAAGCAGCGAGTGAGCCAGTAACATAGTAGCTTGTGTACATTCCTTGGGGTAAGACCAAACGAGCTTGTTCAGGTGCTACACCTGCCTCAATCATCTGGAAGTAAATCTCACGAGTAACTCCACAAGCCTCTTTATATAGCCAATCAAATTGGTTCTGACTGTCTACGTCACCTGCACTTCCTTGTTTTATGCTACCCTCTGGCCTAGCTCTCCACGATTTAGGTTCATAGAACTCAGGAGTATCATCCACATATCGTCTGCTGATCTCATTTCTTGAGAAGCCTATGGTGTGTTTAAACTCTTGGCGAGCAACCACGATAGGTATTGTATATCGCAGGGTAATTTGTGGGTGACTGAAGGGTGTCCAGTGGTTATGTTTAGCTAGGTATTTAATTAACCTTTGGTCTTTAGTACCCAGCTCCTCAGCTTCTTTAGCAAAGCTTACTCGTGCTGCATTGACCACAGTGAGATCGCTCCCCATGTGGTCTATGTATTCTGCTTTCATCTGTACCCTTAATGTTTTACTGCGGCTGGTGCGAGAAGCACGTCATAGGCATCTACAATCTTACCCACTAAATCAGCATTACATCGGATCAATTCCTGTAAGGTTGCAGCCTCACCTAAATCATCCAAGTATTTTTCAATAGCATCATGGGTTGAATCAAAATACGCTTCGGCATCTTCAGCCGTAACTTCAATAGTGGTTAAGTCGTCCATAGTAGTTCCTTGATTATGTGATTTCGCAAGCACCGCCAGCACAGGCAGCTTCGCCTGCTAGGTCAGTGTTATCCTCAACCTCTACCACCTTGGTAAGATCTACGGCAGTGAGACTGTTTGCTAGAATGTTAAAGCGTTCCTCTGAAATATCTTCAAAAGGCGCTTGTTGGTAAGTGCCACCATCATAAGGTAGGACTGAGATACCATTGAATGAGTAGCGGTTCTTCCACATCCATTCACCACAGTGCTCCCATTCATCATCTTTTAATGAGATAGTACAGGATACATTATGTGTGT